TAATACTGGAGTCATTCTATCTTGTATTGTAATTGTATTACGAACGGTTGCCATTATCTGCGACCTCCTTTCCTTCTTAATTTAGAATTTTGTTTCTTTTCTTCTGCCAATCTTTCATCTATCATAGCTATTACTAACGCTTTCTCTTTACGAGGAAGGGCGGCGAAACCTACATTATCACCCGAGTATGGCCATTTGTGAAACTTGTGTAATGCATAATAGGCGTACCAAGTTTCACCGTCTCCTTCCCTTAGGAGTTTTTTGCCTCTTCCACCTCATCCTCGAACTCTTTATCAAATCCTGATAAGATTGAAATTTGTTGGGCTAACTCTGAAATTTCACCTGCAAGTAAGCTCTTATATAAGAACTGTTCAGGTGTCTGACAGCCTGCTTTCTTAATGCTTTCTGCATCTCTGAAGTTTGGTTCAATCGTATGATTTAGAACAATCAACTCATTAAACTTTTTACTATCAAATTCTACTTTCTTATGTCTACCAATTTTAGTAGATAACTTCTGATACTCGGAGAATTCCGGGCCGGTCACTCCCTTAATCTTGAAAGGAAACTTTGCAAATCTTGGGGAAACAATCACTTCAGCTGTTAAGTTATCCACTGGGTTTTCTATTAAGAATTGTAACAATGCACTCATTTATATTCCTCCTTTTATACTACTGGATTTCCAAAGCTATCTAAAATATCAAAATCATCAAAAGTGAAATCAATATCTTCGTCTAAAGCATCGGCTTCCGTATCCAATTTAGCTAATATTGTACTATCTATATTACAATTGTACAATACTATCGTTTGCTTACCAATAGTAGATGTTGGGTCATCATTAACTATTGTAATATTGAAATAGGTGTCTTTACCAGTCTTTGCATACTTCAATGCCATTTCTCTAAATATGGATGTTACATAATAGATTGTCATTGAACCACTACCAGACCAGCCAGTTCCCTTATGCTGAATGCCTCTTTTTCCAAGTGTTCTTACTTCAGTTTTACTCTTTTCAAAAGTGGCTTCCAAGGTCTTTACATAAAACATATCACGTACGTTTCCATCTATGACACACGTTGCTTTACCTTCCTGACCACTGATTGTATCACCAGCACGTAAAAACATATATTATTCCTCCTCTCATTAACCAACCGTAACGGTCATGTATAATTTTTCCATTGAATCTACTGGCTGAATTGCTAAGTCTGCAACTACAGCATCAATAGCTTCTCCAGCATATATCTGAATATCCGTAGTACTATCAAAATTCTGAATTGCTGAAATATTCTGAAGCATATTTAGGTAGGCAATAACATCAGCTTTGAAAATGTTTCTCCCATCATCATTGTTATCCACTTTACCAATATAACTTCTTTCAAACAGTAATGCTATGGAGTTGTTGATTTCATCAAATGTTCTAATAACACGGTTCTTACTGAAAGCATATCCTTTATCAGGAGTAAATGTATGCAATGTATTGATATCCTGCTCAATAACAATTGCACCATCTTGTCTTGTTGAAAGAACCATCTTACCAGCTTTCAGAGCTTCCTCAATCTCTTCCTCTCCATAAGGGGTTACACCTTCAGGATATACAATTGAAACCGCTCCATCAATTACATGATAAGTATTAGAAGTATTTACATCTGAACCCGCGGTTAATCCTGCTACATAAGCTACAAAGGTGGTAGGACTAACTGTTTCAGTCACTGTTTTATAACCTTGATTTACAGTTATAATTCCTTCATAATCGGCATCAGCATTGTACAAAACAGCTTGTACTTTCTTACCAAGATTTTCCCTCATATTAGTAATGAAGGTAATGATATTAGGATTTACAGTTGGAACATCTTGAGGAATGCCCATTGTATTCCATTTGTACGCTTTTATTACATTCAAGTAGGTAGCATAAGTCGCTTCATTAACCGTTCCATTTTCTCCGCCAGTTAATGTAACTCCAGCATTTGCTACTAGATTACCTGTTCCACTAAATACTACATAATCATTAGAAACCAACTCCTCTGCGATTGTAACAGTTTGCCTATCTCTTTCAATGCCTCTAAATAAGGTGATAACATCGAATTTAGCTCCGTTAGCTACAACACTTACTGCAATCTCATTACCTACAATACCTGCATACTTAGCAGTAGCCGTAAGAGGTGTCAAAGTTGCACTTGCTTTCTTTCCTCCAGTATCAAGACGATAAATTATTGCTTTATAAGCATGCTTCAACGCCTCTCTAAAGATTTGACTCTGTTCCTCAAAAGCAGTATATCCAATTTTAGGTAAGCTCTTACCATCAATTAAGTCAGTGCTTAGCAACTCTGTTACTTCAGCTCCCCAGCTCATAGCTACGGGCATTGTAACTACTCCACGAGTACCAAGACTGGATAATGGTTTGGCTACACCTTTGAAATTGATATAAGCTCCGGGTCTTGTTTTATTCTGTGACTTAAAAGTTCCACCAGCCATATTTTCTTTCCTCCTTTAATTAGTTCTGAATAATCTCTAAAGATTCCATTTCAGGAACCTCATCAACCATTTGTTTCGCTTTTATGCTGTATGTTACATAAAACTGTAATACACCTTCTTTAATTTCAAAACTCATTTGAATTCCTCTTACAGGCTTTTTATCTTCTATGGGTTTTCCGTCTGTTCCATATCTTCCTAAAAATATAGGAACATCAATGGTTGTTAATTTATCCAATAACTTATTACCAATATCTGAAAGTGTCTCATAAGTTTTAGTATCCTTTTCTTCAGGGTGGTATCGGATATTCATCTGATAATCTCTTATATAAACATTCCGCATTATCTTTTCCTGCGAAACATCCATTACCCATATGAAGAAACATGGCTTTTTCATTCCTTGTACAATCTTTTCTTTATAAATGTTAGGGTATATAGTAATTGGGGGCGAGCCATTGGTAATTGCAAAACTGCTCTTGATTTTCAGCGCTATTGCACTTTTAATGCTTTCGCCTGTAATTTCTCCTACCATTAATCTCCCGCCCCCAATCCTTTCATAAATTGTTTTAACGCCTTTTCATAACGCTTTGGTATTTCTCTTTCAATCTTTGCAATTGATATTCTTGCCATATGATGTCCGGGAATCCATTTATCTTGTAACATTACTCCTTTGGCATCATCCCCATACTTTTGTTTAATAGATGCTACCATTTTAGCATTTGCTGGGCTATCTTCTAAATATTGGATAGGTAAGAATCTACGTCTTTGCATATGACCATCTTCTACATGACTTGCGTATTCTATTGGATTGAATAGTACTATATATAATTCATCACCTCTTCTAAACACCTGACTTAATTCCCATCCATTTCTTAAATTACCTGTATCCACAGGAGTTAATTTTTTAGTTTGAGCTAATGCTCTCATACCCATTTCTGTAAGAAATTCTCTGATAAACCTTTCATGCTGCTTTTGCACTTCTTTGAAACTGTCTAACAAATCCTGAAACTCTCTAAAGTCCATTGACATTAGGCATCACCCACTTCAGTAAAGAGCACCTCTTGGTGTGTTACATATTTGAATGGTAAGTTTGCTATACCTTTATAGCTTGCTATTACACTACCATCGTCACCAATTTTTTCAGCTATTAATATATCACCTTTTTGTATATCTACATTTGGAGCACAGAATATTTTAACTTGTAAATAGATTGGATTAGAGTTATCCTTATCACTCTCTGGATTATCACTATTCTTAAAGCTAATCCTGCATTGTACCTCGCTGTACAAAGGAGTTTTTGGAAGACCCATACCAATGGTACCATCTGCATTTTTAATTTCTGTATAACGGTTAATACTTAACCTATCTGTATATGTTGATGCCAGTAATTTACCAAAACTTGCTAGTTTCATTTTACCATACCATCCTTCTGAACCTATTCAGCTGCTCCTTATTATTCATTACAATCTGGTCTAAATTAGGTCGATGACTCTTTAAGGTTTTACCCCTCTCTGAGTTATTACCTTGCAATGCGATTTGAGTATCCCCTATCTTTAAATTAGAAATATCACTAGCATCAATCCCTGCCAAGACATCATCGGCACTAATATTTGACTCATATTGATAACGAACTAAGTCTACTGACATATTAGCCCATGTAAACTTCAGAGCATCTGGTATAGTATCAATGTTACAATAGTTTTTAATGACTTCTTCCACTTCATTAACAGCTAATTGGATATCAAGCTCAGTAATGGCTTCATTTTTAATTTTAGTTCTTACTATTTCATTAACAGTCATTACCTCGCCTCCTTCTTACTAAGCTTGTTCTGCTTCAGCAATCGCTTCTCTTAATTTCTTAACTCCCCAATTACCTTTGAAGTCAATTCCAAGTTCTATTGCTTTTTCTCTAAGAATGTCAAGCTCTGTTTTTTCAGACTCCATACCATTCTCCGGTTCTTTATTTTCATCAGCGTTATCTACTTTAGGCTTTTCTATAATCCAGCCACCTGCTTTCTTGAGGTCATCAACATCAGCGTCTTTGACCTCAAAAGCGGTGTTAGGAGGATATTCTGAGCCTTCGTATCTAACGGTTTTCGCGAAATACATCTTAGCCATTTCTATTCTCCTCCCTTATATTCTCAATTAAAACGCCTTGATAACAAAGATATCATCCATTCTTTCAAATGATGGAAGAACGATTTCTGATACAATTGTTTGAACGTTTACTGGATGAGGTTCTTTAATAGTAGTGATTGCTACACCTGTGTTTACTATAGAAACAGAAGCGCCAGCATTGCCACTCATTAAGTCAAACTCTTCCGGAGTTGTTCCATACCAAGTATTGCCAAGAGCATAAGAAGGAAGTAATGTTGCATATCCATCTGGGAAAAACTTGCGGTCTACACCCTGCTCATCTTTGAACATCTTATCATATAATGTAATAGTTAATCCAGTTTCATTCTCAATGAACTGTTTAGCTGAATTTCTTGTTACAATAATACTAGATGCTCCAAGAGGGTTTATTGCTCTTCTAATAGAATCAGATGCAATCATTCCTTTGAATGTAGTTGTGTTCATAAGAACTTCTACTGCCTTAACCCCTTTTCTTTCAGCAAGCTTTTCAGCTGCATCTAATAGAACATTAATTGGATTAGAATTTGCTTTATTAGCTACTGTCCACTTCTCAGTAGTTAATAGTTCTACGGTGTTATTAGCAGCCCATTCACCATCAACGTCATAGTCATAGTTATAAGCAATATCTCTACCATTTTCAGCAGTAGCTGTAATACCAATCTTACCGCTATAAAGAAGGGCCATTCTCATTCTTTCTGCCTGAACTAAAGCACCATCTACAAGATTCTTTATATCATCAAAGATTCTCATGATTGTAGGCTGTGCAAATTGTTCTCCCTTAGCCAATAATGTTTCAATATCCTGCCTATCTTTTTCACCGATTCTCATTGCTTCACGGAAGAATGGCATTTCAGTACTTAATTCCTTAACACCAATTCTATCTCTCAATGGAGCCTTAGTATCAAATGCTGCAGGTTGTAATGCTACCGGCAAGTTATTTCTACCCTTAATCCATCCAAGGGTTAATCCAGTTTGTTTGGAAACTGGAAAGTATTTTGTACCAATCATTGGGTCTGTCATGTTAACGTTAACATCAGTCCAATAAGAGGCAATTGCTTTACTCTCGAAAATATCATAAATTGATTTCATATTGTTTTCCTCCTTCTATTTCTTTTCTAATTGTTGTAATGGTAGTTAGGCTTCAAGCGTGAGGCCATTGTAAAGCCATTTATACGTCTTGGCGGGGCCACTGCCATATGCCAAAGTGAATGTTGCGAAGCCGCCGCTAATGACTCCGGCAGTAGTCTTCAGGCCTTTGACAATTATAAGATACCACTTACCATCGATGTACTTCAAATCGGCAGCAGTTTGCGCCGAACCATTATACATTACTTTGGTCGGGTCGAAAATTTCAGAACCGTCAAAAGGTACCTCTACAAGAACCACGGCATTATTCGTTTCTCCGCCGGTAAATCCAGCCGCTGTGGCAAACCCTTCGGGGAACAAAGGTGCAATACCAGCAATATTGATATCATAATCAACATTCTCAGTATCGCTAACGCTAATCGTAGGAATTACGCCGGTTGTGTTGATGGCATAATCGGTTTCGCCGATAGTGTAAGTATAAGTAGAATCAGGATACTTTCTTACACCAAAGGGAACCGCAGAGACAATACCAATAAATTTGATATCTTTCATTGCATTCTTTGCTTCCTGAGATACAACTGCCGGAAGAGCAGCCGCCTTAATAAACCCATGAATAACTACCGCCATCATAGCATCCCCATCAGTCACATCATAATCATTGAGTACAACTCCGATTGCGGATGCATCATTTGCAGGATAGATTGTACCTGCCTTTACTACATATCTACCATCTACCAATGTAGCAAGCCCTGGAGTTTCTGCGGTTGCTTTAGGATGTTTAAAGCCAAGTGCTACGTAATGGTCTGGGATTGCCAAGATTTGTTTTGTTGGCGCTCCATATTCAATCTGTTTCACTTTCATTGCCATAATCTTTTCCTCCTTAATTTATTATTAATTGTTTGAGCCTTCTGCTCCTACGGGTTGAATTCCCATCATACCAAGTTTAATTTGAGCTAAACTCTTACCATAAGATACTGAAGGGTCTGTACCACCTTGTCCTCCGTTACCATCTGGAGGGGTTTGTCCTCGAGGTTTCCATCCTGGATTCTTATTCTTATCATCGCCTCCACCAGCAGATTGCTTTTCTCTGAACAAAAATGCTTTTTCTTTTCTCAATACATCGTTTTGTTCTTTGTAGCCTGATGTAATCTTTCCAGTTGCCTCATCTATGACTACCTGCTCTAAATTAAATAGCCCCATAACCATATCTACATCATGCGGTTTTCCGTTTTCATCTTCGAGTAGTGCTAATTTGATTGCATTTTTCTTTCTTTCAAGAGCAAGATTAGCTTTATATTCTTTATCCTTCGCAGCATTAGCAGCTTCTAACTCTGCAATCTTATCTTGTAATGCTTTAGAATCCCCTTCAAACTTCTTCAATTCTGTAATCTGCTTATCCCTTTCTATTACCTGCTCTTTAGTTGTTTTTAATTCTGCATTCACTTCATCAAAACGATGTTTTGGTACATAATTACCATCAATTGTTTCTTTATGAAGTTTCAAGATATTAGTTGCCTGCTCCTCTGTGAATCCTAATGCTAATAATTGTTCCTTTGTCATTGTTACTATTCTCCTTTCGTGCTACGCTTTTTTCCGTGGTATCGTCCACGATTGCACCTATTATTATTTTACATTGTTATTGTTACTTGTTACTATAATAATTTTTGTATTACTCTTTTTTGTTGTCCACCTCACCTTCTTGTTTCTTTTTAGTTCTTGGTTTCTTATCCATATCAAGAAATCGCTTTCTTTGTTCTTGTACATGTTTCTTGAATTCTGGACTTCCATATTGTTCTACCCATTCAAAGAATGTAACATCTTTTCCAAGTTTGTACGATTTCCCTTTCCCGTCTTCATCCCTTGCAACTCTATCCTCTATTTCATTATCTTCGAAATATGGGATAGTTGTTGACCTGCAATGTGGATGAAGTGGAGGGAGGTTAACCCCTACCTTGGCTTCCTTTAGTTCAAATATCTTCCCATCCAATTCCCTGCATATATCAGATGTTCGGTTATCTAATGTAGCAAGGTATTGATACTTCTCTACAACCCCACTTTCCTTGTAGGCTTTCATACTTCCCTTATTACTAATATAATTAAGCTCTGTACGAATAAGCCTTTGAGCGTTGTAATAGCTGGTTTGCATCTTATCTGAGAAATCCTTAGCTACTTCCCTTGGGCCTCTTCCTCTTACAAACTCCTGGGAAAGCATTTGCTCAAGTTGAATAATTAGTTTGTTTTTATCTGCCCATATTCGGTCACTATAGTTTTGACCCATCCATCTTTCTTTTATGGCCATTTCCAGCTGTTTACCTCTGGGGGAGGTAAAGCTTATCCCGAAGCCTGCTTGCTTTTGAATATCAAACATTGTTCTGTAAAATCCATCTTGGTATGCTTCAGTTAATACTTGTCCAAGACCTATGTTATAGCCAGTAGAAAGAGTTTCTATATTATGTCTAATATTAGTAATTAACTCTTCTATTCTGCTTACATAAGCTCTCCCGGATAGCTCTTTCAGATAAGCCCTGTATTCAGCCGTAAATGCTTTGTCACCTAATCTTTCTACTTCATCTAAATATATCTTCGCATGCTGGTTGAAGTCAAATAATTCTTTAGATGTAAGCCTTTTACGAGCTTCTGATAAAGTAATCTGATTCTCCTTTGCATATCTCCCATAAAATGCTTCTATTTCTCTAGTAATTTGTTTAATAGCAGCTTGGTAGGCTTTCTTTAAATCTTTCTCATATTGTAGAGCTAATTTTTCATTTTGTATTAGTGTTAGCTCTGAGCGCCTTTCCCAATACTCTTTGCTTGGTAGCTTTGGCATTATTCTTCACCTTCCTCACTGCCTTCTTCTCCTTCATCTGTTTCCTCTCCCATTCCATAGTCAAGGTTTTGTTGTTTGAAGGCCTCCATCTTTTCCTCCTTCTCTTTTTTAACTCTATCTAATTCGGCTTGCACATCTGTTACCCATGGGTGATTTGCTATTATTGTTTCTTCACTAATAATTCCTACACTATTTTTTACATCTGTGATTGTTTCGGATTCATTGATTATCATATCAGTATTAAATATAATATCTACCTTAAGGTCTAAATAATCTCCAACTCCTTTGTTCAACATATCTATTTTAATGAACCAAAGCATTTCCTCCAATGAGGCTGTAAACTCTGCCGCTAAATCATCTGTGTCAGTATCAAGGTCTGCATACCTGAATTTTAATGCTACTCCTGATGCATTACCCATGCTTACTTCTTGTGTATCTACTCCATTTCCGGCTTCATATATATCTTTCCTTAATCTATTTAGATGACTATCTATTGCAGCTACATCCATTTTTGTTTCAATTGTTTTCATATCCCCATCACCGGATACGAATACTGTCCTGAATGTTGCAAGATTTTGAGTAAATTCACCCTTATCTGTTCCATCGTAGTTCTTAACCACTTTTATACTATTTGGTATATCTTGTAAGTTGTTTGAAGTATCTGACGTATTTAGGTCATAGTCGTCTATTAATGGTTTTATCCATTTCAACAAGCTGATTTCATCTGTATTGTATTTGAATCCTATAAATGGTACTTTCTCCCATGTTGCAGCTATTTCATTATATAACTCATTTCCTTCTTCATCTATCTTAATGTTTCCATTTTCATCCTTTTGAGGTTCCTTGATAATGAAATGCCCATTTACAGTTCGTGGTTTGTCTGGGTCAGGCTTTAATCCTCTATCTCCCATTTCATAATACCAAACACCTTGAGTGGTATGGTATTCTACCTTCTTTATTTCCTTTTGTACACCATCTGGTAGATACCTAGTAATAGAATATACCCTTATTATTCCTTCTAACACTGTATGGTCTACATCTGCCCAAAATGGAATAATCTCTTCTGATGGTATACGTTTAAACTTCAATTCCCCTTTTTCGTTGTAATAAACCTGGAGCCATGCAATACCATTTACTATTGCATCCCTACCTATATTTTTTAACATCCTGAGAAACTTCTTATCAATATAAGTGCTTACTAAATCATTAAATTTTTCATCATCTGATTGTATTGCTAATTCTTTACTTAGTAAATAATTTACTTTCTGATTTGTTAACTTCCTCATGAATGGGTGCGCTAATTTAGCATTAGATAAATTGGTTACCTCCTGCTTAACACCTCTCCTATCTATATAATATCTTTTACGGTCTTTGATATCATTATCATTTTTGTAATACCTTTGAGCAGTTAACATTAATTTTCTTTTATCGCTTGATATCCATTCATTTATACTAGCATATAGAAAATCTTCATGAGGTTTCTGCAATGATGCTAATTGAGTTACTCCAGCTCTTATGTCCATATTTACAGCTCTTTGGAAATCCTGAAATATCATGTTTTTACCTCTCCTTTCGTTTATTCTATTATAATATAATAGATTAACATATATTTATTATAATCGGTGAAAATCAGGCTTTGTACAATCGCTTTTACAAGGTTTTTATTGACCTCCTCATATATTAATTACCAGCTAAAGTTAGTAGAATTCAGTTCTTCTGTTGCATATCTCAGAGCATCCATTAAATGGTTATATTCATCTATTGGGTCAGTGCTTGGCTTTCCTGTATCCTTATCTATTGCCCATACATAGTTACTTAATTCTACTATAGTATTAACACAGGATGGATGGACATAAATCTTATAATCTTGAAGCTTCTGGATTCCAGCCTTGACTGAACCCTTTCCTTTCTTTGCTCCAAATATTCTATGTAATCCTAAGTCTTTTAATTCATCGATTGTTTTAGGGTCTTCCGAGTCTGCACATATTCTTGCTCTTTCAAATCCCTTATACTTTAATGTTGTATATATATCCTTGTTCTTCATATGGGTTTTGTACACTTCGTCATAGATGAATATCTTCTTCTCTTTCTCATCGGCCAGTAATGCTATAAATGCTGTTGGGTCATTGGTATATCCAAAGTCAAGTCCATGTAATTGTCTATATCTTGGATTATCTTCTCTATCCAATTGACGTTTCATATATTCAGTATCGAAG